ATTAAAATTATCATAATCACTTTGCGTTATTATAATGTTATTTGGATCGCTTACGCAACCATGTATCTTGTATACTGACCCATAGGGGTTGCTTAATAAAATATTGTTACCAATTAACGGTATAAAATCGAAAAAGTGCTCAATTAATTGATCATAGTTTGTAGTAATTACAGAGCCGATGTTTTTCCTTGTTTTAATTAAACTTTCAATCTCATCCTTCATGGAATCTTTAATTTTAAGCTCTTTTAGGATCGAGGTGAGATATATTTTAAACCGGCTTAGTTTTTTCCCAGCCTTCATGTTTTCATAAAAAACATCATTTATATCCGCAAACTTCCCATATCGATCAGAAGCTAATGCAATATTAAAAGCATCTTCTAACTTGGTGGCCAAAATATCATAACGATATTCATCACCCTCAATGCTTTCTGCTTTCAAATCATAATAAACCTCAGGATTACCGGTCAAATCTACAGCAACCTTCATTAACAAGTCATCCCAACTAAAGGAGTTTTGCAGATATCTCAGGCTAAAACCTGTCCCTATAAAAAGAACTGGGTGATTTTTATAGTGACTTACAAAATCGTTAATCTCCATCATAACCTCTCTATAGATGTATATATCTCTATAAAACTAAACCATTGAGCACAATCCAAGAGCCTATAGAATTATTAAAAATCACCATTGCGAAACAGCCCTTTTCTACATCCCACCTGCTAGTTATGTTTACTTCCTACAAGCCAGAGTGGCAGGTAGACGTATCGTTCTCTTCTATCGATCTCGGTTAATTTAATTACCTACTAATCTAAAGGAAACACACAAAATTTTCATTATTTATCTACTAGTTCTGTTTCGTGTAACACCTAGCGCAAGCCCTTTAAAATGTTGCTTCTGATTCCAGCGATGATTTCTAACCCCCTCTCGCGTGAAACTGGCTGCGGCTTGGGCTGTTCAATCATAGGCACCGGATCGGGGATGGTTTCGCCGCTGGCGATACGCCGGGCCATATTCAGCAGCTCCGCCTTTGCCTGTTCGGCCAGCTCTTTCTCTGTCCAGCCGTTAAGACGCATACCGCTATACAGGCCCGTAACCAGCCAGTAATGGGCGGCATTCTGCCAGGGGTAATCCGTTGGCGAGGCGTAAAGCCCACGCCGGGCGCAGTAGGTGCGTACCATTGCCAGCAGTTCGGCCACTGCCGGAAGCCCGGCCTGCTCGAACTCCCCTTCCCGGCACCAGTCGATAAACTGCCCCGGCGACGGCCAGAACGGGGAAAGGCTGGCGCGTGCTCGCTTCATGCCTGCGGCCAGTTGTTCGCGTCGGGTGATGCCGTTCTCGGCGAAAGCGATGATCCACTGCTGCTTTGCTGCGGCCTCGTCGGCCTCGGTGCGCAGGCTGGTGGCGTTTGCCGCAGGGAATACCTGCTTGAGCTGGCGAAACAGCGCATCAACCAGACGCTCAGCCTCGGTGTTTACTACGCCCTGTTCGGGGCGCTCCGGCGCCGGATGGTATTTACCTGCCAGCCGGGAGATCGTGCGGTTGTCGCGTTGCGCGATGGCCTGAATCAGTTGCTGGCTCAAAACACGTCCTCCCAGGCTTCCGGGCTGTTCCAGTGCGGAACGTGACCAGCGTTAACCGGGGCTACGGCGCGTCCGGGCGCTTTGACGCGGAATAAACCCTGCCAGCCGTTGGCGATGGACTGGTTAATCACTTCCGCCGGATTATCGCCAGCATCCCGGTACTGGCTCAGCAGCTTGATGGCCTTCGTCACGGTCAGCATGGACTTGATCGGTTTTTTGCTCTCGGCGCGGTACTGAACCCATTCACGCCAGACAGCCGGGTCGAGCCAGTCAGGCAGATCGACCTCAAGCGGGTTAAATTTCGCCTTTCCCCCTTGGGGGGTTAGGGGGGTTATATATATTTTATTTTTATTTCTTTTGTGTTTAGCCGAGTTGGCTAATGTTTTATTAGCCAAGTTGGCTAATCTATCATTGCTTGTGGTATTAGCTGTTTCAGCTAAACTTTTATTAGCTGTTTTGGCTAATGTTTTGCTGTTTTGGCTAATACCTGTATTCCAGTCTGAAACGACTTTGTTAATGCCAATTTGGTTGCCCGATGAAACAAGTATGTTCATCGCGATAAGCTCATTTTTTGCCTTGCAGATGTGGGTATGATGAATTCCCGTTTCCTCGGCAATCTGCACATTAGAAATGCGATCCAGCGCCCTGCCGAACCCGTAAGTTTTGCGCATTACCGCCAGCACAACTTTCAACTGTCGCGCCGTCAAATCGGCAACAATAACAGCCTCAAGTAGCTCATTTGCGATTCGGGTAAACCCGTTATCTAAGTCAGCCACACGTTCACAGACCTCCCGTTTTTCAGGGTATAACTGAACAACTTCACCCAACCGGGAAGTGCCAGCGTTTACAGGTTTCAAAGCTCCTGGCATAATTACCTCGCAAATGTACGATTTATTTGCACTCAGAAGCCCCGGAACTGTTGCCGCAGTCCGGGGTTTCGCCTTTTAAATGCTCCAGCATTGAGATCAGCGCTTTCGCTACCTCTGCTGTTTGCTCGCCTTTGATGATTACTGTCTCTTCACGATCATCGAATCCAATAACCGCCAGCAACCTGGCAGCACGCTCAACAAAACAATTTTTTCCGGTCTGCATCCGGCTAATTTGTGAGTGATGCACACCCATTTTTTTTGCAACCTGCGCCACGCCCAGGGCGGCTATGCCGCTCCTGATCCGGGTTTCAATCTGTAATTCCTTGCTGGTTGTGCTTTTTTGTGTGGTATTCATATTTGATAATTTTTTCATCCGGTGATTTAAAAATTTGTCTTGCAGTGATTACGAATTAATCATTTTTGTTTCGTTTGTTAATGCGCTTTTGATTCCGCTCAGATTTAAGCTGCTTATAAAATTCCGTATCAAACATAAGCTTGCCTTGTGTAGCGTTGCTTAGTACGGCAGCCGATCCTTTCGGAATGAATCCGGCATTGACCCAACGAGATACAGCCGACTGGGTAACACCAGCAGCAATGGCTAATTTGGTTTTATTACCGAAGAATTTTATTGCTTCTTCTGTAAGCACGCTCATTCCTCCTTACTTTTTTGCAAGAGATTATTGCTTTACTTAACGCAAGTCAACTTGATTTATATTAAGTCCATGAAACCTATGTCACTACATGAGCGCATCGCAGCGCGTCGCAAAGAACTGGGCTTAGCCCAGCAGAAGCTGGCCGATATGGTCGGTAGATCTCACGTTACCGTTTATCGCTGGGAGACTGGAGACGCAGAGCCTAAAGGCAAAAACCTTTTTGCATTAAGCAATGCATTAAGGTGTTCGCCAGCATGGTTACTTTTCGGTGATGAAGATAAGCAACCCGAACCGCCCAACGAGGCGACCTCTGTTCTTGATGCACAACAGCAGAGAATGCTACAACTTTTCGACGCGCTGCCTGACTCGGAAAAAGAATCAATAATCAATGAGTTAGAGGCGAGGGTTGATAACTTCAATCGCCTCTTTGATGAATTGTTGAAAGTTCGCAAAAAGCAAAACTCCCTTAAAAAGTAGCCTTTTCAATAGGTTACTTTTTTTTCACGCCTCAACTTACTTTTTTGCAAGGAAAACCCTTGCGATAAAACTTTATTTTAGTTAAGTTTATCCCATCAACAGCAATCACGGCTCAGTGATTACTTAGCAAAACGTTCCGCCAGCCGGGCGACAACGGCAAGGGAGAAGATGGTTAATCAACACTACGGCACTATGCCGTTAATCAGGCAATGCCTTGAACCTGGAATGATGGCGCTCCGCGATGGTTGCGCTTACCGAGTCTCAGCGATCCGCGGTAAACACGTTTACCTTCACTCAATGCGCGAGCAAATCCGCATTACTGATCGTGTAGTCGAAGTTTTTCTTGATGGGTTCGGTAATCCGCTAACTCACTGACCCACCCTTTCGGACATTAATCAGACCCTCGTAATTGGCGGCTAACAAGGCGCCGGGGATTTTTACGCCCTTTTACAGGAGGAATAGTGAACGCGTATTTCATGCATGACCGTATCGAAGAGCGCGCATGGCAAGACCACTACATACAAATAGCTCGGGGAGAGGAAGAAGCAGAGCTGGCCGACTTATACGATCGCCAGATTAAGTTTCATCACCTTCACGCTCTACTCAGCAACACCCAAGCGGATAAAGCCGCCCTTACTGCAACCTTCGATGATGTGGATTTTCAGGAAAAGGCAGCCGAGTTCCTGCGCTATGCCGCCGAAACGCTCGCGGCCAAACAGACTGCAATTAACATGGATTTGAGGAGAGGATGAGATGGCCCTTTTCCAGCGAGCCACTAATACACAGGCTTTCCTTAAAGCCGGAATCATGGGTTTTGCCGGAGACGGCAAAACTTACACTGCCAGCGAACTGGCGATCGGCCTCGTCCTGTTGATGCGCCAGCGTGGGCTTGCAATGGGTGATAAGCCGGTAATGTTCCTTGATACCGAGACCGGTTCGGATTGGGTTAAACCCCGTTTCGATGCAGAGGACATCGAGCTTTATACGGCTAAAACACGCGCGTTTGTGGATCTGCTTGCCGCTGTTAATGAAGCTGAACAAAGCGGTTCAGTGCTCATCATCGACTCCATCAGTCATTTCTGGACGTGTTTGTGTGATGAGTACGCAACCCGCCGCAAACGTAAGCGTGGCCTTGAATTCTCGGACTGGGCGTGGCTGAAACAGGAATGGCGGCGTTTTACCGACCGTTTCGTTAACAGCCAGGCACATATCATCATGTGTGGCCGTGCGGGCTATGAATATGACTTTTTCGAGAGCGACGACGGAAAGCGCCAGTTAGAAAAAACCGGCATCAAAATGAAGGCCGAAACCGAGACTGGTTATGAGCCCTCGATTTTGGTCCAAATGGAAAAGCAAATGGATCTGGAGTCCGGGCAGGTATGGCGCACCGCGCGCATTCTTAAGGACCGCTCTACCCGTATCGACGGCCAGACATTCGCGAACCCGACGTTTAAACACTTTCTGCCGCACATTGAGTTCCTTAACCTGGGCGGAACACATTTAGGCGTGGATACCTCTCGCGACAATGGGGAGCTGTTTGCTGATGACGGTTTGCCGACATGGCAGAAAGAGAAACGCGCGAAAGAGATCGCCCTCGATGAGATTGTCGAGTTGCTGAATAAACATCATGGCGGCACAAGTAACGACGCTAAACGCGCTAAAGCCGACCTTCTGGAACAGGTGTTCTGCTCTCGCTCCTGGGAGCGAATTAAAGGCATGGACTGGCCGACCATCAAAGCGGCCCGCTCCGCTCTATGGCTTCAACTGGAAGGGGTTCCTTACGAATTCCCCGCCCCTGCTAGCGCGGAGAAAAACGAACCAGATACGGCTTACGATGAAGTGATCCCGCAATAACAACCGTGCCCACGCCCCGCTTTTAAGTAGTGAGTTAACTTTTGTATTTTTATAACGGCTTTCGGGCCGAGGAGGATTTCATGAGTGAAGTAGTGATGATTGTATCGCCTGGGAAATGGGTTGCGGAAGAACAGCTTATTGCACTTAAAGGGTTCAAGAAAGGAACGTTGAAAAGAGCAAGAGAGCAAAGCTTCCTGGAAGGCAAAGAGTACATACATGTCGCGCCTGATGGTCAGCCCTGGGATAACAGCCCCTGCTTTTATAACCTGGAAGAGATAGATCGTTGGATTGAACGACAGGCGATGGCAAAGCCGCGCCGTTATATAGCTTAAGTGAACTTAGTAAAAAGGAGACGTAATGATTGAGTACCCAACCGGCGTGGAAAATCACGGTGGGAAGCTTCGCATCTGGTTTATCTACAAAGGAGTAAGAGTCAGGGAAAACTTGGGAGTCCCTGACTCCCCTAAGAATCGTAAAAAAGCGGGCGAGCTTCGTAATGCGATTTGCTATGCCATCAAAACGGGCACGTTTGATTATGCCGCACAGTTCCCAGACTCACGTCACTTGGCACGCTTTGGTTTAGCTAAACCAAACATCGATTTCGCTACTCTCAGTGAGAAATGGCTCTCGTTAAAAGAAATCGATGTTTGCAAGAATACCTACGTGCGTTACAAAGCATCTATTAAGAACGTTATGCCATATGTTGGCGCAGATACGCTTATCGCCTCAATAAACCAAGAATTTTTGCTCTCGTTGCGTAGAGAATTACTTCTGGGTTTCCAGCGCCCTAAACATTGGCATACAAAACCGATTAAAGGCCGTACCGCCTCGACTGTAAATTACTATATGCGTGTTATAAACGGGGTATTAGAGTTCGCCAGCCATAATGGTTATATATCTACAAATCCCATGCGAAATATAACCTCATTAAAAAGATCGAAATCAGAACCAGACCCATTAACGAAAGATGAGTTTGAGCGGCTTATCGCAGCTTGTGACAATCGGCAGCTTAAAAATCTCTGGAGTCTGGCTGTATTCACCGGCATGAGACATGGTGAAATATGTGCCTTAGCTTGGGAAGATGTAGACCTCAAGGCTGGTACTATCTCTGTCACAAGGAATTACACCGCCGCCCGTAACTTTACGCCTCCTAAAACTGACGCCGGAACAGACAGGAAAATAGTGCTGATTGATGCAGCTATTGCTGTCTTACGAGATCAAGCGGAACTTACAAGACTTGGTAAGCAGCATGATATCAGTGTCGCTCTACGCGAATACGGTAAAAAGCGACTGGATAAGTGCACGTTCGTCTTCAGCCCTGCCGTGTACACTAAAAACCCTCATTGTGGGATTAACTACGCCACAGGCTCACTGAACCAAAGCTGGGCCTCGGCTATGCGGCGTGCGGGAATTCGTCACAGAAAAGCTTATCAGTCCAGACATACTTATGCTTGCTGGGCTCTTTCTGCAGGAGCTAACCCTAACTTTATCGCCGGGCAAATGGGTCACGCTAACGCGAGGATGGTGTATCAAGTTTACGGTAAATGGATGTCTGAAAACGACGCGGATCAGTTGTCTATCCTGAACAAAAGCATAACTGTAAATGCCCCGACCATGCCCCATAGTAAAACCGCTTATTAA